ATTGCGAAGTTGGTATCTCGTGAGGTGCAGGTCGTGAAGGATGGCAAGCTGCAATTCAATGCGGACGGCACGCCGAAGATGGTTAAAAAGCCCATTAAAGAGGATGAAATTCTCAACCACGCGGACTATGGCGACCACGTTGTGGTGGTGACCAAGGATGGCAAAAAATTTCACGGGAAGAAGTAATCGTGGCCCGCGCTGTGGATTTTCCTGCTGACGGCATTATTGGCCCTGCTGCGATGCGTGAAGCGGCGGCAGGAGAGCTGCAAGACCGTTTGAATTTGGTGCGCCGTGCATTGGCTGTATCGATCAACGGCCTGGTTGACAGCTGGATTGATGTGGTCGCCATGTATGTTGACCGCGCCGTAATCCGCCGCGATGGCCGTCTTTTCTCCTACCCCTACACCATTGATGACAGCAACCAGGTGATGATCGGCACTGCTGAAGAGGTCGTGCAGGAACACATGCCTGTTGCCCTGCGTGAAGCCCTGGATGCAGGCGCACAGATGGTCGAGGCGAAAAACGCCGAGGGCACCAAGTGGACGATCCGCATCATTCAGGCGGGCTGGTCTGGCAACCGTTTCTTCTACCCCGATGCGGTACTGCGCGAAGCGGCACCGCTGTTTGAGGGTGCGCGGGTCTTTGACAAGACCGACGAAGAGCACATCAAGGGCAAAGGCAAATCATTCAAAAACCTGATTGGCGGCGTGAGCGACGTGCGCTTTGTTGAAGGGGCTAAAAAAGACAGCGGCGAGCTGCTTGCCACGCTGGATTTGCTGACTTCGGCAGGCGACACCCCGGCGAAAATGCGCGAAGCATTTGACCGTGGCATGGCGGGCAATCTGTTTGGTTTTTCTATTGACGTAAAGGGCCGGGCAAAACGCGGGACGCGTGGTGGACGCAAGGGGCAGATCGCCACATCAATGACGAAAGTGGAGTCGGTTGATTTGATTATCGAGCCCGGTGCGGGTGGGCAGTTGGTGAACATGATCGAGGCCCAACGGCCCGACAGCAATGAGGATATTGAGATGAGTTTGCAGACACGCATGGTGGAAGCGATTAAGAAGGCCAATAACGGCGCACTGCCCAAGGGGCTGGATGTTGATGACGAAGAGGCGCTGGATGTGGCGTATCGCGAAGCGCTGAGCAATAGCACTGCTATAGCAGCGCAAGCGGGCACTGGCAGTGCAAGCCCAGCCACTGACGGCATGGTGTCACGCGATGAGATGGATCAGGCACTGCGGATGGTGGAGGCACGCAGTCAGGCGGGGTTGGCCATCAACAGCAGCGGCTTGCCGGAGATCGCCAAAGCCAGGCTGCACAAGCGGTTTGGAGCCGAGGCCACGTTCACTACCGAAGAGGTTAGTGGCGCGATTACCGATGAGCGTGAGTATCTCGCCAAGTTCACCGAATCAGGCCATGTGGTTGGTGCGGGCGAGGGGTCACGTTTTGAAAGTGGCGAAGACCGCGCCGACAAAGTGGCCAAAATGCTTGATGGGTTTTTTGACCCTGAAAATCGCGATGTGATTTCGTTTAAAGAGTGTTACGTCGAAGTGACCGGCGACGAGCGTGTGACCGGGCATCTGCGTGATTGTGACAAGACGCGGATGCGTGAAGCGCTGGGTGGTGAAGCGGTGTTTCGTGAAGCGATCTCGTCCGGCACTTGGGCCAATGCATTGGGTGATGCAATCACTCGGCGCATGGTCGCCGATTACCGGGTAGGCAGTATTTATGACGTGTGGCGACGGCTGGCATCCGTCGTACCGCTGAACGATTTTCGCACGCAAGAGCGCACGCGAATTGGCGGTTACGGCAATCTGCCGGGAGTTTTGCAAAACGGCACGTATAACGCCCTTACGTCGCCTACTGACGAAAAAGCAACCTACGCGGCAACCAAGCGAGGCGGCACTGAAACGGTCTCGCTGGAGACCATTAAAAACGATGATATGTCGCAAATTTTGACGCTACCTCAGCGGCTATCGCGCGCTGCACAGCGCACGCTGGGCACATTCGTTTTAGATTTTTTGGCAACCAACCCGACCATTTACGACTCCGTTGCGCTGTTTCATGCCACCCATAACAACCTGGGCACGGCGGCACTGGATGCAACTTCATTAGCGGCCGGACGGCTGGCCATGCTCAAACAGGCTGAAGCAGGCAGCAGCGCGCGGCTGGGCATCCCACCACGCAACCTGTGGGTGTCCGCAGACCTTGAAGAGGCCGCACACGATCTGTTTCGCCGGACCACGAACAACGATACCGACTTTGTTGAGTCGTTGCAGATGAACGTGATCCCGGTCTGGTACTGGACGGATGCGAACGATTGGGTCATCAGCGCAGATAGCGCAGACATTCCACTGATCGAGATCGGCTTTCTGGATGGTAACGAAGAGCCCGAGCTGTTTGTGCAAGACAACCCAACGCAGGGCAGCTTGTTCACCAACGATCAGATCAAATACAAAATTCGCCATATTTATGGCGGCAATGTGCTCGACTATCGCGGCTTTTATAAGGGCGTGGTCGTCTAACGGTTCCATCTGGCGGTGGACGGGGGTGGCTGCCTGAGAAGGCACCGCCCCCACTTTTTAAGCGCCGTCTTTATTCGCAGGCGAAAAAAGGAGAGAGAAAGGATGAGAAGTCGATTTTTATTGCAGGGGTTTTTGTCGGTTATTTTGGTGTTTTTATGTGCTACGGCGTCGGCTCATGTCAGCCAGGAGCCAGGTGATTTAGTGCCCGCTTTAACGCAGGTAAATTTCAGCCAAGGGGCAGGTCAATTAGCGCCTGCTGTAGTGCCGGTTAATTTGAACGAAGGCATGGCGAAATTAGCACCCACTGTAACTCGGGTTAGTTTGCGCCGAGGGCCAGGGAATTTAGCGACAACTATAGCGCTGATTTATTGGAGCCGCGCCCCTGACAAATTAGCGCGAACTATAACGCCGGTTAATTTAAGTCGCAGCCCAGGCAATTTAATGCCTGTTGTAACGTGGCTTAATGTGAGCCATAGCCCGGCTAAATTAGCGCGAACTGTAGCGCCGGTTAATTTGAGCCAGGGCGGCTCTCAGCAGCAGTGCGCTGCTTGCCACAACGGGCGTGGCGGACGATCAGCTCAGACGTTGGCGCTCGGCTGATACCCCGTGCTTTTCGACTACCAAACCATTGTTGATGATCTTGTCCGTGATGACGCGGGCAAGATCACTCCCCTGGGCCGGGATTGCGCCATCGCTACGGCGGTAACGCGCTACAGCGATGACAAGCCGGGCTCGGTGGTCGAAGACATTGCCGCGACGGGTGACGACATATTCCCAATGCCGACGGCATGGGAGGCGGAGTTTTCGCGGATCACATCGATTGAATACCCCATCGGCAACACTAACCCCGATTACGTTACTCATTGGAGTATTTATAGCGCGCCCGGTGGCGATGAACTGCGCATTGCCGGGCTGGAAAGTGGCACCACTGTACGGGTGGCACATACGGTGAGCCGAGTGGTTGATGAAACCACCGACACGATTCAAATTCGCCATAGGCAGATTGTTGCAGCCTACGCAGCAGCGTTGCTGTGTGAACAACTGGCAGCGGTATACAGCGGCGATAGCGACTCAACCATTCAGGCGGACAGCGTTGATCACAGCGATAAAGCGCGGCGTTTTCGTGAGTTGGCCCGTGGCTATATGAAACGCTATTTCGACGGCTTGGGTATTGACCCGAAAAAAAATAATGCAGCGGGTGCGGTGGTGAGTATGCGTCAAAGCACCGGCCGTGGCGGCAGCACATTGCGCCCCAATCGGTTTTTATAGATGACGCAGATCACGCGCATTGAGATGGATACGGCGGCAATGCAACGCGCTGCTCAAGCCATGCAAAAGCTGCCACATGAGATGGCGCGAGCGAACAAATCTGCTATTACCGAGGCGCTTTTGTTGCTGGAGCGCGAGATTAAAGACGACATGCCCGTGGGCGCGACCAACACACTCAAAGGCTCAATCACTCATGCGTTGCGCGGTACGCCAGTGGACCTGTCAGGCAAGGTGTTTACGCCTATCAATTACGCAATGTCAGTTGAGCTGGGCACCAAGCCGCACTTCCCGCCTATCGATCCACTAACCGATTGGGTTAAAGCGAAGTTTGACATTCAAGGTGCTGAAGCGCGCAGCGTGGCATTTTTGATTGCACGCAAGATCGCAAAAAAGGGCACGAAGGGTGCGCACACGTTTACCAACACACTCTCGGCACAGTCCAGCCAGGTGTTGCGCATATTGGAATCAGCCGTTGATCGGGTCTACGGCTCATGAGCACGGTTGCGCAGATTCGCGCTGCGATTAAAGGGGTTTTGCAATCGGTAACGGGTGTTGGCCCGGTGCATGACTATGAGCGTTATGCGCAGGATCACGCAGGCATGAAAGCGCTCTATTTTGATGCTGTATCACAGCGCATTAATGGCTGGTTTTTTTATCGCACATCGAGCCAGCGCCTTGATCTCGATATTGGCGAGGTGCGAGCGCTGCACACATGGCAGCTGACGGCATTAATGGGGCTGGATGACGCGGACCAGAGCGGCATTTTATTTGATGACAGCATCGAGGCGGCGGTAAATGCATTTCGCGCTGACCCAACACTGGGCGGCGTGGTGCTGGCGACAAAAGATCTGGAGCGTGCTGGCGGGCCGATTGGATTGCAGGTGACGACTATCGAGCCGGTGATGTTTGCCAATGTGTTGTGTCACCGCGCCGTGTGCCAGCTGACCACCGAAGTGACTGAGACGGTTTAAACGCATAAATAGAGGGTATTTTTGATGGCTGACATGATCAATCGTAATAAAGCATTTTTGTACAAGCTGGAGTCTGGCAAAGGGGTGGATGCCACGCCGGTGCCTGCCAATGATCTGATTGTGCCGTCATCTGATATCAATATCGAAATTGCCACCGAGCAGGATAGTGGCGAGGGTGAGATTAAAGGGACATGGGGGCCAGGGGCGTCCGTCACGATGAAGCAGGGTATGAGCCTGCCCGTTGAGACGCGCGTGAGAGGGTTGGGGAAAGGGGCATCAGCGCTATTGCTGCCGTCGATTCACCCAATGTTAATGGCCTCGGCGCACACCGTGGTATCGAGCGGTGATGGTGTTGCTACGGCGCGCAAGGCGGTCTATACCCCGACCAGTGCGCAGGCCAACCTGCAAAGCGCAAGTGGGTATTTTTATGAAGATGGCGCGCTCTACAAGTTGCTGGGCGCGGTTAATGATCTGAGTTTTGAAGCGACAATGTCGGTGCTGCTGGCAAAGGGCAACGTGCAGGCGGGTTATGCGGTACCAACAACCGCTGCGGTGCCCGCGATTACAGCCCCCACGCAAGAGATTTACCGCATGACATCGGCGCTGTGCACCGTGACCGATGGCCCCGGTGAAATTAATGTCGGTGCGTTTACCTTCGATCTGGGTGTCAGTATTGAAGAGGATTACGCCACCGGCGTGCACTTTTTCGAGCTGGTTGATCGCAACCCGACGATCACCATTGACCCCAAAGCGGTGGCCGGTGGCACAGAGTGGGCGGCGCTGAGCGCCGCGACATCAGCCGTTATTTCTGCCACGTTTTATAACTCGCTGGGCGAAACGCTGATTTTTGATTTTCCGAAGGCGGTATCCAGCGAAGTTAAATCGGGCACCCGCGCCGGTCGGATTACACGTGAAAAGACCTTTTCGCTCAAAGAGAGCAGCGGTGATGATCAGTACACCATCACCTGGAATTCAGTGTTGTAAAAGAGCCCACATCCATTTAACAAACGCCAGAGGAGCCTGTTATGGCCATTCGAGTCGCCGTCAATAACGTTACATCAGAATATGTTTTGCAGCGCGAGCGAGAGGAGCAAAAGCCAACGGTTTTTATGGTCCGTCGACTGCGCTGGGAAGAGAAGAGCCATGTGCGTGAGCTATCAACCCTGACCTTGGAGCAGGCATTAAAAATATCGTCTATACACAGCGCGGCGCAGGCTGAGGGGCGGGATTTAACGCAGGACGATGCACAGCAAATCGCCGCGATACAGCCACCAACAGAGGGCTATTTGCGTAATTTGACGCAGCAGTGTGCGCAGGCAGTGGTGTATGGCTGCGTGGATATTTGCGGGGCGCTGGATGAGGATGGCGAGCCTGTTGCGATTACCGCGAAACAGTTTGTTGAGATGGGTGACGCAGAAGACATTCGCGAAGTGGGCAGTGAAATTATCCGCATTAGCGAGTTGAGTATCGAGAAAAAAAAGCTTTAAGTCGTGCGGCTCGGGCGTGGGCGTTGGGTAGTAGCTGTGAGCTGTGCCCGCGATCAATGGTTATGCCTGATAAATGCCGAGAGGCAGAGCCGATGCTGTGGCGTGATGATATCGAGCCCGGCAGTGAGTGCCCGGTGTTGCTGATGATCGGTTTTGAGGATCTTTTCGTCACCTATCGATTTGCTGAACAGGGGGTGATGCCCAGTGGCGGCGGACTGGATGACCAACCCGCACACAAAATTGAAGCGATCAGTGTTATTCGCGGCCAGGTGAATCAGGTTGCAAAAGAGCAGGCGGCGAAAATAAGAGAGCAGAATGGCCATTAAATTTGGTAACAATAACGAGCTGAATGTCACGTTAAAAGTGCGTGATGATGGCTCTGTTGTTATTGAGCAATTTGGCGAAAAGACCGAAAAAACAGCACAAAAAGCCAGCACGGATTGGAAACGGATCGGCAAGGCAAGCGCCGCCGCTGCGCTGACTGTTGCCGCTGCGGCCGTGGCGATTGTTAAACGCCAGTCGGATATTGCCGACCAAGCAGTTAAGACAGCCGACAAATTAGGGCTGAGTGTTGAAGCCCTCACTGAGCTGCAGTTTGCGGCTGAGTTGACGGGGGTTGCGAGCCAGTCGCTGAATAATGGTTTGCAGCGCATGACGCGGGGCGTCTCTGAAGCTGCTAAGGGCATGGGGGAAGCCAAAAAGGAGATCAGAGAACTTGGCCTGGACGCGGCTGAGCTATCGAAGTTGACGGTTGATCAGCAGTTTAAGGCCATTGCCAAGGCGATGGAAGACGTTAAGAACCAGGGCGATAAAGTTCGCATCGGCTTTAAACTGTTTGGGCGCGAAGGCGTTGACCTGATCCGTACCGCCAAGCTTGGCGAAAAAGGGCTGGCCGATATGGCCACTGAAGCGCGCGCTTTGGGCCGAGTGATAGACGAAGACACCGCGCGTAATGCTGAGGTGCTTAACGACAATATCACGCGCCTGCAGTCTGTTGGGTCGGGCTTTGCCAATTCGCTGCTGTCGGAACTCTCGCCATCGTTGATCACCATCAGCGAGATGATGATTAATGCGGCCAAAGGCAGCGAGGCGTTTGATCTGGCTGCCAACGTGCTGAAGGGCACACTGTTGACAGTGGCAACGGCCGGGGTGGTGGTTGCTACAGCGTTCCGTAACGCGGGTCAGGTCATTGGTGCTACGGCAGCGGCCATTGTTGCGGCAGCTCAAGGCGATTTCAGTGAGGCGGCATCGATTATATCGCTGGCCGCGCAGGACATTAAAGGCAACTACGAAGACGCAGTCGAATCAATCGACAAGCTGTGGAACGCTGCAGCCAATCCCCCCAACATTAAATCGCCTACGCTCCCTGCCCCGACTGTTTCTGATTCACCCAGCGCACCAGACGGCAGCGGCACTAACCCGTTGCGCGAAAAACTGGCTGAAGAAGTTGCGACGATCCGCGAATCACTATTAACCCGCGAACAGCTGATCACCCAAAGTTATTTAGCGCAAGCGGCGACGATTCGTGAGGCGCAGGCGCAAGGTATCGGTGATGCAACCACCAATAACGCAGCATTGTTGCAGCTTGAGCAGCAGTATCTGGCCCAGGTGACCGAGGAGCAGACCAAGGCAGCTGAGAGCCAACGTGAAAAGTTGACTGCTGAAGTGACTGCCATTGGCGCATCGTTATCGACTCGCGAGCAGTTGATCACCCAGAGTTATTTGGCTCAGGTCGCGACGATTCGCGAAGCGCAAGCGCAAAACGTTGAGGGCACGATTGCAAACAACGAAACGCTATTGCAGCTGGAGCAACAGTATTTGGTTGCGGTAGCTGAAGAGCAGGTCAAGGCGGCAGAAAATGAGCGGGTGGCAAATGAGACCCGGCTGGAAGCGTTGCGGCTGACGAATCTCACTGAAGAGGAAGAGTTGCGGCTGAAGTATGCCAATGAGGCAATCATCATTGGGGAGAAGTTGCAGGCAGGGTTTCTTCAGCAAGAAGCTGCCAATGAGCAGTTTTTGGCGCTCGAACAGGCACACCAAAAAAGAATAGCGAAAGTTGCTGCAGATGGTTTGACCGCGCGCCAGAAATTTGAACAAAAGACTCTTCAGGGGCAAGTTAAACAGGTCGCTGGTTCGTTATTGCAGATGACCGCGAGTGTTGCTAACAGCAACAAAACGA